CCCATGGCTTTAGCACTGGCACCCACATTAGCAATACCTGCCGCCAAATCTGAACCATCAGTTCTAAACGCCTGAACAGCCCCAGCAATAGCACCACTAGGCGCTTGAACAGGTGCTTTAACAGGCAATGGCGCGGCAGCTAATTGTGTTGCAACTAATGCAGGGGCTAAATATTTTACTGGGCTTTTAACTAAGTTAAGTTTAGGGGGTTTATTTACTGGTTTTTTATCCTGCTTAACCTGTTTATCCTTTTTATCCTCATCCTCATCATCATCACCAAAACCAAAGAACGAACCGACACTTGAGATCACATCACCAACAACAGCCCAACCGTCTAAAACAAAAGAAAAGAAGCCTTTTAACTTATCCCAAATACCCGTAATAAAATTAGTAAATGGTTCAAAGTTTTTATACAAATAAACCGCACCAGCCGCGAGTGCCGCCACACCTACAATAACCAACCCAATAGGGTTGGCAGTAAGAGCCGCATTAAATAACCATTGAGACGCTGTCGCTATGCCACTGCTTGCCGCAAGTGCCAGTGATTTTACACGGGTAAAGTTTAACAACGCACTAAAAGTGGTCAATCTTGCAGACAAAAAAGTAGTAGAAGCAGAAAAAACCCCCTGCGCGATACTGGTAGCTTTTGTTGCCGCATTAAACAGCCATGTTTTAACGGTAGCTAGTGTCGACGAAGCACTTAAGGCGTTATAGCTCATAGCATTATACAAATTACTGGCAGTGCTAAGTAAAATAGATTTTTTAACGGTATTGGTTGCTAATGAAAAAGCCAATTTAGCCAACGTGCCAATTTTTAACACCGTAACAAGCGCGATAACACCTGCGGCTAACCCTGCAAAAACAGGAATTAAAAAAGGCACTTTTTCATCAAGCCAAGCAACCCCTTTCGCCAAGCCTCCTAATGCAGAGGCTAGCATATTTACGGCAGGCATTACCGCTTTGCCAACAGTAAAACTAAACAAGCTCATAGCATGGCCCATTTTTTCAAATCCGTAGCCACTGTCCATCGCTTTAGCCATCGCCTCAGATTTAGACAAGCCTGTATCCATCGACGCTTTTAAGTTTTTTTGTGCCGACGCTAACTCATCAACTTTTGGCAAAAGCGCGGTAATAGTTTTAATGGCTTCTGAACTACCAAAGCCCGCTTTTAACTCATCTATTTCAGCAAGATCTAAATCACCATATTTATTTTTTATCTTGCCTAGAATATCCGTCATAGGTAGCATTTTGCCTTGACTATCAACAAACGATAAACCTAGTTTTTTCTGTGCTTTACCTGCGCCCTCTAAAAACGCCCTATAACCGCTACCTGCTTCACTGGCACTAGCAAAAGCCCCTTTTGACAAGCCAATGATAGCTAACTCTTCTTCAAGCGATATACCCATCGCTTTAGCACTGGCACCCACATTAGCAATACCTGCCGCCAAATCTGAACCATCAGTTCTAAACGCCTGAACAGCCCCAGCAATAGCACCACTAAATTGCTTACCAAAATTAACATCACTGGTAAAATCCTCCCTAAAAATACCATAGCCTAACGCATACAGTTTAGTCATTTCCTCAGTGCTTGATTTAGTTGCCACGGCAGTTACTGCAGCAAACTTAGTAAACTGTGTTACCCCTGTTTCACTAAGTGACGCAATACCACTTTTAATATCATAAGACGCCTTAATAAATTGCGGTGCGGTTATTTGACCGAACTGCAAACTCATATCGTGACCCGCCTTAGTAATATTATCAATACCCTCGGTTGATATAGCTAAACTTCTAATTTCACCCTGTGCTTTTAAAACATTACTGGCACTTTTTGCAATACCTACCACGCCATACATAGCAGCACCAAGCCCTAATATTGACGCTTTTTGTTCAGCTAATTTATTTTTAAGCCCTGTTATTTTAACCTCAACTTTAGCGGCTTTTTTTAGCTTAACCAAAGCGGTTCGCAATAAGCGAGTATCTTGATCTAAGTTATTAGTATCTACCCCTGCTTTTTTCAGGGTTTTACTTAATACCTTTAACGCCTCTTTATTGTTATCGGCGTCTTTTGACAGCTTTTTAAATTGTTTGATATCAACACGGGTTTTAGACAAATTATTGATGTTAGTGTTGATACCTGTAATACTGGTATTAGCTTGGTTAAAAGTAGACTTGAACGATGAAGATAACGCGCCGCCTATTACAAATCCCAATCCAAATTGTTGTAATGCCATTAGTGGTTTTCCTTGTTGCGTTTGCTATTTTTTCTTATCACGATTTGCTAGTTAGATTGGTTATTTCATTGGGTATTGCCGTGTTTTATTTTGTATTAAAGGGGGGTTGTATCTACTTCACTTATTCAAAAGTAAAAACAACAACCCCATAAACTCACATTGACTAATTCACGTTAACTATTTTTTATAACTTGCTGTGCTTGCTCTACAAAAAAACAATAATCCGTTAGGCTTAATTGGTTAACTTCACTAAATGGTTGATGAAACGCTTTAGCGATTAACGCCTTTCCCTGGCGAAAATCAACCAGTGCTACACTAAAAAATCTTGTGCTGCCCCTTGTAGTTTACGGTAATCTTTTATCCCCATATCCATTACCTCGTCTTCGGGTAATTGTGCTAAATTAACAATAAGCATCACTTCTTTTTGCGCCTCGTTATCAATATCATCTAACGCCACTATATCGCGCACTTTAGGCTCGCGCATTGTTACTTCTTTATTGCTTAAGGTAATAATTTTTTTCATTATTTAGTTTCACTTATTTTAAATAGTTAAAAAGGATTTAAACGCCATTTAAACGTCATTTAAACGTCATTTAAAGCCTCGACAAAGTCACTTTACAGTCACTTTAAATGGCAAGGCTTTAACATGGTTACAACATAGTTACGTTTATAGTTACATTTATAAAATGTGACTACGTAATTTTTCAAGATGATCAACACCATCAATCAACGCTATCATGTTTTCAACATCAAGCTGTACTTGCATTGTGCCGTCAATTTCTAATTGATAAAAATCAGCGTAAAGTTTAATTTTACGCTCCGCCTCTTTTTTCGTCTCTAGGCTACCGTCATCTATATCAATTTCACCTTTAAGCGTAACAACAATCGGAAACTCATCATTGCCTTGTTTTAATGAACCTTTTAATACAAAAGTGGGCGGTCTGGTATTTATAGAACGAAACACCACAGGGCTATACTCGCTTAGTGTAATTTCACTCTCCATCGCTTTAAATATACCTGTACTTAAAGAACGCTCAAAACCACCTTGCGTAATGGTTTCACGCATTTGCTCAACTTTAGGCAAAGCAACTTGTTTACACGTACCAAGAAAACCCACACCATCAATAAAAACCGTTAAACCCGTTAAAAACTGGGGGATATGCTTCATTATAATTCTCCGTTATTTATTAGCCAGCAATTTATTAGCCGACAATTTATTAGCCATTAATAGTATTAATCAGCAAATCATTCCAGTTGTCTGAGTAAACAAGCTCAATATTTAACTCTCTAACACTGGTCATATCACCCACCAAAATAGTAAGATAAAACTTACCTGCCGTTGCTGTTGCCTTGGTATTTTTTTCAGCATCAAAAAAAGCTTCAAAACCGATAATGACATCATTACCTTTTAGCTCATTCATAAACTCAATAACTGAATTTTTAACCTGTAGCAACTCGTTTGCTTCACGGTCACGCGCCCATTTTGCCGATAACGTAATAGCACGCAACAAACGTTGAAACGTACGAACGCGATCTAAACTTTGCCAAATAGGATCAATATGAGTGGTTTCAAAACCGTAAGAACGCCAACCCACATCACGTAAAATAGTTGCCACGCCTTTTTGTCTGTATCTACGCGCTTCACACTCGCCACCGTCTAAATACTCAATAACTCTATTAGCTTCAGACACCCCTTTAACACTACGGTTAGAATGTGATTTAGCCCAGCCATAAGGCTTAGCGTCCCAATACGCGATAAGCCCAGCGTATAAAGCCGACGCTGTCACACTTACCCCGTCAGCATAAAACAACCCATGGGTTAGCAATACTGATTGCGAGCCATAATTTGCCGCATAAGCCGACACGGCAGCCTCGTCCTCACCAAAATTATCAATAATAGCCGTGGCTTGCAGTTTATTAGCAATAGCATCAAGTTTTGACCCTACCGTAATATCAGCACTTAAAACGGGGGCAATAATTAACGCCCCAAATAAAGACAACCCTGTAATGCCCTCACATTTTTTAAAGTCATCACACGCCTCCAACGGGTGGTTAGTGTCAGTAATGTTTAACACAATAGGGCAACTAACACCTTGTAAAGCAATTGCTTTTATACCGTTAAGTAAATCACCTGTTATTGCCTCGTTGTCTAAAAATAGCAACGCCTCATCAGCGTTATTAAATTTATGCAAGCCATGGTGCTGGTTTTTATCGTCAGGCACCACGCCTAGTACCGCAATAACGGTGGTTGATTTTACCGTGATAGGTCTTGCCGCTCTTGCGGTAATAGACCCATTAATACCAAAGTTTAAATCCATGATTTATCTCCTGTTAAGTTTTTTCAGTTAAATGTTTTCAGTTAAAGCTTTTCAGTTAAAACGTTTGTTACACAGGTAGCTTTTGTTTCAATATCATTGATTACTACCTCTACCCCTTTACCAACAAAGGGTAACTTAACGTCTCCTGAACCCACTTTTTGTAAAAAGCTTGCAAATAGCTCTGCAAAGGGTTGGGCAGCATGGCGAACATCAGCAAGTGAATTTGCCGTACTTAACTGTGTGCTTAGCGTAGCAAAACTGTGCAGTAATAATTGAGACGTATCAGTAGTTACCCCTAACAAGGTTGCTGCATCACCTGCCTGCTGTTTAATTTTTGCGCGTACTCTTTTTTTTGCTATGTCATTTTTTTGTGCTACTGCTATACGTATCGACTCTTCATTAGTCATCATTTCAAATTCGTCATTAGCTGTTGCTTGTTCGTTAGTTGCTTGGTTTGTCATGTTATTCATCCTCGGTGGGTTCAATTAGGTCATTAAATGACAGGCGGTTAATAACAAAATGTGTATTTAAGCTAGTGTGTAAAATATGCTTACTGTTAGCGTCGTTTTCATCAGGTAACCGTATCGGTTCAAATACCCAATTGCTTGATAAAAGGTAATCTAAACCCCCGCCACGTAAATAAATGCCAGAGAAAAGATAATTAAAGCCTTCTGCGCCAACATCTACCAGTTTACTCGGGTCAACAGGTTCACGGTGTGCAAAGCCCCCAAACTGCAAATGAGACGCGGTATTGTTAAAACTTTGACTAACTTTTAAAACGCGCTGGTAGTTAGCATCACCGCTCCACGGATACCCGTTACCCTCTAGCTGTAATAGCAATGCCGCTTGGTGCTCTAGTGAACTGTCTAACGGGCGTTCACCTACCGAACCGTTCCAACCGTAATTCCGTGATATTTCTAACTTACCTACGCCAAAATCGTTTCTAGGATATCGCCAAAAAACGGGGTAAAGGTAGTCAGCTGAGCCGCCTATTGTGATTTTTTGTACAAAACGCTTTTCAGGCGTTGCTTGCTGTAAAAAACTAGTTACCTGATTTTCTTTAGCAATAATACGGGTATCAGCATTATCTAAAAAAGTTTGTGTGGTATTAGTGTGTTGTTGT